GCGAAAAGATAGTTCATAATATGATAGGATTCGAGTATGAATTCCATTCAAATACTACTATTGTACACCCGAAACATAAAGAGTGGGTTGGTTCTCCAGACGGATCGAAAGGAATGCAATTTATTGAACTATTCGAGAAAGATGGAGTTTTCTCTTTCGACGGAGAAAAGATAAAAAAATGCGATACGATTACAGATATAAAATGTCCACTTACAAGAAAAGGATTTTACAATCTGATAAAACGTTTATACACCTTTGATGGATTTGACGCTACTCCGAAAGAAGAAGTTAACGGAAACGAAATAATACAGCTAATCAGAAACGATTCTAAAGAAGGCGAAAAATATTATTGGCAGTTAGTATCGAACGCTTGTATAACGAAATCTAAATATGCCGAGTTAATAGTTTTTATGCCTTATTTCGAGCAGTTAGAAGAAATAAAAAAATATAATGAAAGTTTAGAAGAGCCATTTTGGTTAGTAGCAAGAGCGAAAGACGATGAACTGCCTTATATTTATAAAGAATCCGGAATAAAAAACTTAAATATAATTCGTTTTGAAGTTCCGATAGAAGATAAAATTTTTATCGAGAAAAGAGTTACTATGGCTATCGAAAAAATAAACGAAAATGATATTGCATAAAGTTTTAGGACAAACGGCATTTTGGCTCGTTAATAAAAGTATCGCAATTGAATTCGGAATAGAAGCTGCCTTATTATTATCGGATTTAATTGATAAACAAACTTATTTTAAAGCAAGAGGAGAACTCGACGAGGAAGGATTCTTTTATAACACTTCGGAGGACATAGAGAAATTTACAACGCTAAATTATCATTCGCAGAAAAAGGTGTTAAAACTATTAATCGAAGCCGGATTTGTAACAACAAAACTGAAAGGAGTTCCTGCTCGTCTACATTTTAAAATTTTAGAAAACCAGATTTTAATATTTTTGAATACTGGTTCTCAAGAAAAGGGAAAACAAGATTTGCATAATTTAGAAATAAATAATAATATAGATAATAATAATAAAGAACAAGAACAAACTACTCTTTTTGATGTCGAAGAAATTCAACCAACGGCAGTAGAAATATTAAATTATCTAAATTTAAAAAGGAAATCTGGAACAGGTTTTAAAAACGTAAAGAGCAACACGGGTTGTATAAATACGAGAATTCAAGAAGGATTTAAAATGCAAGACTTCAAAGACGTTATCGATGGAATGATAGAGAAATGGCAGAACGACGAAAAGATGCATATATACATACGCCCGGAAACATTATTTGGAACTAAATTCAATTCATATCTCGTCGCTTCAAGAGATGTTTTACGAAATAGAAGAATAGATGACGGATCAAGTAATTTTAAATATGAACCAACAAAAAGTTTAGAAGTATTATAATGGAAAAATATTTTAATAAATTCGTAGAAGAAGCCGAATTGTTTTTTATAACGAAAATGATTTATGGCCCAACATTAAAAGCGAAATATATGTTTTGTTTAGATGTAATATTTAATATCACGAAAAACAAAGAAATCGATTACTCAAGAGGAATTATAGCATTTAATCCGAAATATGGACAAGGAAAATCTTTTTTCTTTGAAGTGGTATTTCATAGGCATAAAAGATTATTTGGCAAAAACCTATTCAAAATGACTTCTTCAAAAGAACTTGTTGAATTATACAAAGAAGGAGGAGAAGTTGCATTAAACGAATATATTCAAGCCAAAAATTTATTTATAGATGATATTGGCGACGAAGGAAAAATAAAAGAATTTTATCACAAAGGAAATAAGTTAAATGTAATCCGTCACGTAATTCTTAAACGTTACGAATTATGGACCAAGAAAGGGTGGAGAACATTCGGAACTACAAACTTAAAAATAGACGATTTCGCAAGCAACTATGACGGGCGTGTAGCCGATAGATTAATGCAGATGGTTTATATAGAAGAATTCAAATTTTTGTCCGAAGGTTCGTTTAGACAAACAAGCGAAACTCGAAAATTAACTACAGAAGAAATTCAGAAGAATATCGATAAAACGAAGAAAAAGGAAATTCAAAAGCGAGTAGATACAGTAAAGTATCTAAATGATTTATTAACCGAAAGTGAGGAATATCTTATTTCTATGGGTGATTTTAACTGGAATTTCGTGAAGGAAATTATGTTAGAAAAGAAATACATCACGAAAGATTTATTTTCTAATATCGACGAGGATTTGAAGGATAACTGTAAAATATTGATTAATCTCGAAATAAAAGAATCAGTACGAATCCAAATGAAAAACGCCTTACGAACTATTCAAAGAGATGAATTGGACAAGAGAAAAAAAGAAGTTACCGAAAGCGAGATATTAAGATATGCCGAAAACATAATCGTTAAAAAATATTTTATCGAGTTAAGAAATAAAGAAAATTTCAAATTCCTATGACAATAATAGCAATAGATCCTGGAGCCAACGGAGGAATAGCAATATATAAAAAGAATCGACTTGAACACGTTATTCATATGCCAAAAAATCTATCTGATTTAAAAATATATTTCGACTACGTAAAAGAAAATAACGAAAGAGTAATTGTTTTTATAGAGAAAGTTCAAATGTTTATGAGCGATTCCGACGAGGAAAACAAAGGAAAACAATTTAGAATTAAGAAACTTCTATCTAATTTTGACCAATTAAAATCGTTAATAGTTTATTATGGATTTGAATTTGTCGAAGTATATCCGATAACGTGGCAGAGCAATCTCGGTTTAAATTATAAAAACATACCGAAAACCGAAAGAAAAAATCTTTACAAAGAATCGGCAGGATATTGTTTTCCAGCAGTTAAAATAACTCTATATAATGCCGACGCATTATTGATTCTACATTTCGCTTTAAATAAAATAAAATCCGATAATAAATGGATTGAGGAACGGATTCAAAATAGAAAGAGTACTAACTTATTTGGATAAAAGTGAACAACTTAAAATTTAGACTTTTGAACAAACTTCCTTCTATAAAAGAGGAACAAAAAAGAGGAATAAATATAATATACTTGGAATCAAATATTTTTGATATGGGTATAAATTACACGTTAAGCGTAGAAATTATAACAAAATATGAAGAAATCTTTATAGAAAGAATTGATTTATTTTCTGGACTTGGCGAGGACATAAAAGGATTTACAATTAAAAGCGAGGATATTTTAAAACATTTAAAATAAGAAGATATGATAAACGGATTTGAAGAACAAACTCACGAGTTAACGGAGTACGAAGAAAAAACATTACTTCCATTAATAATAACTGGTTTAAAAACTAAAGTAGGAGAAGAAAATATAATTACTTCTACTGAAATAGTAACAAAGATGAAGCAGTGCGGATATAAACTTGACCCGGCACGCCTCCGAAAAATAGTAAACCATATTCGAGTAAATAATTTAATTTATAATTTACTCGCATCAAGTAAAGGTTACTACATAGCAATAGACGCATCTCAATGTCGTGATTTTATCGAATCGTTAGACCAGAGAATAAATGCAATAATTACTGTTCGAGATGCTATGAAATATCAATTAGAACAATCAATGAAACATAGTCAAAAAACGACTTCCTAAATAGTAAACATTAATTTTTAAATATTTTCATTATGAGAAAAATCGAATATCAAGATTTTGACTTAACAAAGTGCAAAATCACAAAAGAAGGTTTGGACTTCTCTTTCTTTGACAAAGGAAATGGACACAACGAATATTCAGTTACGTGCGAAGGAATTGCACACCCAGATTTAGTGAATAAACTCGACGAGTTGAAAGAGTTTATGGCGAAACGATTAAATCTATTAACTGGCTGGGATTTCGCAAGAGAACACCTCCGAAGCAATATGGATTTACTACAAGAAGCAATCAAAGGATATGATGCGGAAGTAGAAAGATGCGTTGTTTCGGGAATAGTTTTTGTTGGTTCTGACCAATTAAAAGGAATTAAAATAACCGGGAGTTTAAAATATTCTCAAGGTTCGTTCGGATTAGCAACACCAAATATTACTTTTTCTTCGGAGAAATTGGGTTACGAAAAAACTGTAGAAGAAATCTGCGAAAAGATTCGAGAACAAGTTTACTTATACCATTTTAAAAATAAAAGAGCACAGCAAAATCTAATGGACCAAGCAGAAGAATTTGAACAAGAAAAAGGTGAAGCTGCTCCGAAAGAAGAAAAAGTAAAAACAGCAAGAGCAGGAAAAGCTAAATTAATAGATAATGACAAAAAAGATTAAAAATAAAATCTGCCCGGTATGTTCTACGGAATTTGAACCAAAAAAAATAGGACAGAAACATTGTTCTCCTAAATGCTTTTATTCCGTAACCGAAAAAAAGAAATCTACAACGATTAAAAAGGTATCGGAAAAAAGAAAGAAAGAGAATCTTATTTACTCGGAGCGAAGAAAATTATTTTTATCTATTAATAAAATATGTTTTATTGATGGTTGTAGTTTAACTGCAACCACAATAGAACATACGAAAGGCAGGACCGGATATGCCGACGAATGGGCCAGAGAAAATAAAATTTCTTTATTTCTCGATGAACGATTTTGGAAAGGTTGCTGTTGGAAGCATAACGGAGAACTGGAAAACAATACTGAATTATCACATAAATATCAATTATCAAAAATACATAACGGAACTAAAGGAGAATTAAAATGAGTACATATCAAAGAATAATCATAATAGGACACGCAGGCGACGATCCTCAAATAAAAAGATTCGATAACGGAGGGATTATAGCAAATGTTCCAATCGCTACTACAGAAACGTGGAAAGATAAAACAACACAGGAAAAGAAAAGTTTAACCGAGTGGCATCGAGTTGTTATAAACGGAAAACTCGCAGAACTTGCCGAAAAATACATTAAGAAAGGCGACAAGGTTTTGATAGAAGGAATTATGAGAACACGAAAATATACTGTTACAGACGGCTCTGAAAGATATACGACGGAGTTAATTTGTAAAGAATTACGTTTTATGGGTTCCGCTTCCGGAAATAATACAGCAGCTTCTACAGAAGCAAATACAGCTCATACGAACGGAGAGGAGCACGATGATTTACCTTTCTAAAAAAAAGCAAATAAAATTTACTTTGTAAATAAAAAAACTTTATATTTGTAAAGTAAATTTATTTTTTAGCGTGGAAACTAAAATAAAAAACCGAGTAAAAAAGAGCGAAAACAAAACGAGAGCGTTTATAAACAAAAACTTCTTCATAAGGTATAAAGAAACCGATATGAAAAGAAACACTTTAATTGGAGCAGGAAGGTATCACCTACTTGTAGGAGAAAGA